TCCCACACAACTCGATCCGGCTAACCCTACGGTGAATCAGTTGCGCCTGTGGGATCTGGATAATTTCGGGGAAGATTTAGTCGCGAATTTGCGTGGCGGCCCTATTTACTATTGGCATCAAGGCAACGGCTTAGGTAAGAGGGCTTTGCCGCTCACCAGTTCAACCATGGTGGGCTCCGTCACCTTTACGCCGGTTCAGGTGCCGACGCAGGCGCGGCAGGCTTTGGTCAGTCCCAATGACCGGCACTTGATCGCATTCGGCTGTGATTGGCCAGAGACGGGCATCACTACTGCGGACTTGTTGTTGGTGCGCTGGTCAACGGAAGAGGATGCTTACACTTGGCAACCGCTGCGCACTAACTCGGCAGGCAGTCAGCGCCTCAGCGCGGGCTCCTACATCATCTGCGCCATGCGCACCCGGCAGGAGATTTTGATCTGGACTGATCTCGGTTTGTGGAGTCAGAAATATATCGGCGCGCCCTATTACTTCGGTTTTGATTCGATTGCCGAGGGTTTGAGCATCATCGGACCGAACGCGGGCATCAACGCGGGCAACGTCGTCTATTGGATGGACCGGGGTCTCTTCTATGCATATACCGGGCAGGTGCAGGAGCTGCCCTGCACGCTTAAGGATTTTGTCTTTAACGATTTCAATTATCTTCAGGGCTATAAGGTGTACGCGGCGCACAACCACGCTTTTTCGGAAGTGACCTGGTTTTACCCGAGCGCCGCGTCAATCGAGAATGATACTTATGTTACTTACAATTACAACGATCAGGTTTGGACTAAGGGGACGTTAGAGCGCACGGCGTGGTTGGATATGGGCCGGGCTAATTATCCGGTAGCTACTGACCGGGTAAATGGTTTGATCTACTACCATGAGTACGGCGATGACAGCAATGGCTCGCCCCTGCCTGCTTATATCGACTCCGCCGACATCGATATCGACGGCGGCGATCATTATCTGTTTATCTCCCGTCTGATCCCTGATGTGACCTTTCGCGGCACCGCCGAGCTGCAGGCCGTGGGGGTTACGGTCTTCACCCGCAGCGCGCCCAGTAAGCCGAAAGCAGTGGCCGCGCAGATCCAGGTTACGCCGAACTCAGCCGAGCAGTACATCCGGGTGCGTGACCGGCAGGTTTCGATTCGCGTGGAGTCCACCGACCTAGGTGTGGGCTGGCGGCTGGGCACGCTGCGCACCGACATGCAGCCGGACGGGAGGCGCTGATGGCCAGGATCGTCAAACAGAACCTGCCGCAGCCGCCGCCGCAGTATGACCAGGAGTATGTTGCGCAGTTGGCCAATGCCGTGAACCGCTACATGGTGCAGCGGGAAGCGCAGGGCGAGGTGATCGCGGCGCGCTTCGTGATGACCGATCCGGTGATGGTCCCAGGTGATCTGCCGGATACCAGCACGCTGGCGACGGGGACACAATATTTGGCGTCTACTGTGCAGGTGGCGGATGACACGGTCCTGCATCAGTCCTGGGCTACGGCCACCATGACCTTGACGACTACGGCGCAGAACATTCCCGGCTGCACCTACACGCTGCAGCGCAATGGCAGGTTCTTGCTGATGGCTACGTTTGATTTCAACGTGGTGGGCAATGAGCAAGGCGCGACGTTGTACGGAGGCGTCACCGGCTCATCGCATCAAGCGTTTGTAGATACCTCCTCCAAATCGGGGCGCAATAGCGTCGGCGTGCAGGGTATTTTTCAGGGCACCACCGGCCAGCTAATTAACTTGACCGCGTACAAAAGCGGCGGCATCGGCACCAGCTACACCGGCACTGAATGCAGCTTGACGCTGGTCTGGGTGGAAGGCGCGCCCGTCGCCGGGGGATTTCTTACGGTAGTGAAAACTTCGGATGTATAGGTATGAGACTTTCGATTTCCACTTTTTCCAATCCGATGACGAAGTTGCGCAAGAAGATGGACCCTAGCTCGCTGGAGCACCGCTTCCGCATGCGCACACCCGGCATGGGCATGATGCCAGGGCTCTCCAGCGGCCTGGGCGGCTTCAGGCGCACCATGCCGCGCCTGCGTCCCGCCATGCGTTTGCAGGGCGGCGGCGATATCAACCAGCTTTATGAGGCGCGGCGCGGCAATCAGTTCAATCCCGATCCTTTCGCGCGGCAGGTGCTGGCGGCGCAGCGTGCGTTGTCGAGCCGATTCATCAACCCGGACATGCGCGCTATGCCGGGATCGACGGCGCAGTTGCCTTATGCCGAAGGTGGCGCGGCTCCGCCGGACCTGGAAGAGTTGCTGACCGGCGGCGACCAGGACGAGTCGCCTCAGCAGGACCAGGAGAAGCAGATCGTGGTGGAGGCGATGCTCGCGCTCGAAGGCCGGCACCCGGACCCGCAGAAGGCCATCGAGCGGTTCGTGAAGGCTTTCGGCAAAGACGCGCTCCAGGAACTGGCGGACATGATCGGCCAGCAGGGCGGCGACGAGGATGAAGACGAGGACCAGGAAGCACCCGGCGGCGAAGAGGAGGAAGAAGAGGGGCCTGGGCTGGCGGTTGCTTCGGCTCCTGACGATGACGGTGGTGAAGATGAAGAAGCCGGCGCTGCCGGTGGTGGTCTACTCGATGGCCCCGGCTCGGGCCAGTCCGATGAGATCGAGGGTTCGACGCCTTCAGGTCGCCGGGTTTTGCTCTCCGACGGCGAATACGTTATCGACGCTCCCACGGTAGCCGCACTCGGTGACGGCTCTACCAAAGCGGGGGCCAGACGCCTGGACGAGTTCCGTAAGCAGGTCCGCCAGCAGGCTTACGGGCATGACAAGCAAGCCAAGCCCATGGCGCGCGGCGGGCGCGCCGTAACGGTGGAATTTGGCGGCTGAAACGAGTTGGGACTACCTGATGGAGCGCGAGCTGAAGCAGCAGTTGCAGCGCCTGGAGCCCACTGTGTTGAAAGGCGATGCGGAGGACTTCGCCGCCTACAAGTATCTTTGCGGTCAGATACGTGGTATACAATTTGCATTGACTGTCCTGATCGATTTGCGGGCGGATAGCCACCGGGATGGGGATCTGGAATGAACGTAGCCGTGCAGGGCGGAGAGCGCCTGGGCGATGGTCAGCAGCAGATGCTGGCGGCCGCCGAGGACATCAGGGGCGTGCTGGTGCCCACCGGCTACAAGATCCTGGTCTGTATCCCGCGCCTGGAAGAGCAGATGAGTAACGGCCTTTACCGGACCGAGCAGAACCGCATGCTGGAGGAGTCGGCGAGCTTGGTGGGGCAGGTAATCGCGCTTGGCTCCGATGCTTACCGGGACAAGCAGCGGTTTCCCCGGGGGCCGTGGTGCAAGCCGGGTGATTACATTATGATGCGCGCGTATTCGGGCACGCGTTTTCGGCGCGCCGGGTACAAGTATGAATACCGATTGATCAACGACGACACGGTGGAGGCCGTTGTAAATAACGTTGATCCAGCTGACATCGAGAGGGCCTGATGGCGGATGAAATAGAAGAACAGCAGCCGGTCGCCGTGCAGGAAGGCGAAGACATCGCTGTCAAGGTGGACGAGGACAAGAAGCGTCCCGCGCTGACGGACGAGGACTTGTCGAAGTCCACCGAGATCCCTGACGACGAAATCGGTCGTTACGCGAACGAAGCGCAGCGCCGCATCAAGGGCCTGCGCACGGCCTACCAGGAACAGCGCCGCCGCGCCGAGCAATGGTCGCGCGATGCCTCAACCGCGAGTAATCTCGCCGAGCAGCTTTATCGTGAGAACCAGGATCTGCGCCGGAACGTGCTGCGCTCCGAGACGGCGCTGATCGACCAGGGCGAGCACCGCGCCCAGGCTGAGCTGGAGCAGGCCAAGTTCAAGCTGAAGCAGGCCTATGCCTCCCAGGACACCGACCTGATCGTCGCCGCTAACGAAGAAGTCTCGCGCGCGGTTGCCGAGGTGGACCGTCTCCGCCTCCTGAAACCCGCCGCGCAGGCAGCGGAGCGGCGGGAAGCGGAGGCTCCGCCTTCCCAGCCCGCGCCCGTGAGTGAGCGCACCAGGGATTGGGTGAGCCGCAACTCCTGGTTCGGCAAGGACGCGGAGATGACCCAGTTCGCGATGAGACAGCATCAGCATCTGGCGCTGGACGGGATCACCGAGGATGCCAACCCGGATCTTTACTGGCGCACCATTGAAGACAAGTTGAAGCAGCAGTATCCTGATAAATTTTCTGCGCGGCAGACCGACCGCGCGCGTCCGGTGGCGGTCACCGGAGGCACGCGTTTCAACGGGTCACCTTCTCTTTCCGCGGGCGGCAAGCAAGTGATTCACCTGACTGAGTCACAGGTCCGTCTGGCCAAAAAGCTGGGGGTGACGCTGGAAGATTACGCGAAGCAGTTAGTGCTGGAAGAACGAGAGAGTAAGGAAGGGAGGGTGCAATGAGCGCGCCGAACGATCGTACCCCGCGCGAGCAGGAGACTCGCGCCGCCGAGATGCGTCCGCCGACCTGGAAGCCTCCCACCACCTTGCCCGACCCTCACCCCCGCCCCGGAGTCACTTACCGCTGGGTGCGCGTGAGCGCGGCCGGACAGCTTGATCCACTCAATCTTTCCAACTCGCGCCAGGAGGGATGGGAACCCGTTCGCGCGGCGGACTATCCCGAATTGGAACTCCGCACCGATCGCGACTCCCGTTATCCGGACGGGGTTGAGGTGGGCGGCTTGCTGCTCTGTGTCGCCTCGACGGCGATGATGAAGCAGCGCGAAACCTATTACACCAATTTGACGCAGCGGCAGATCACAGCCGTAAACGATCAGCTCGACCGCGAGCAAGATCCGCGACTCCGCACGATGGTCCGGTCCCATCAAAGCAGCGTCGGTTTCGGCCCGGAAGCGCGCCGCGAACGCGGCTAAGGGCGAAGCCTAACCATTGAAGGAGTATTCCGCATGGCGCAGATCGCAGCGCCCTACGGCCTTCGCGTCATCAAGATGCTCGGGGACTTGCCGTTTTCCGGCGGCATGCACACGTTGCCACTGAACGCGAACGTAACCGCAGGGTTCTTTTTCGGAGATCCGGTTGGGTTTGCGGCGGGCAATCCCACGGTACTCACAGCCACTCCCGTTGCCAGCACGCTTTCCGCCAACAGTCCCATCGGCGTTTTCATGGGCGCTGAGTGGATCGATCCGGTCCGGGGCTTCGTGAACGCGCAGTACTTGCCCGCGAACGCCATCAGCAACGGCGCGACCAAGGTAAGGTTGAAGATCGCGGATGCGCCGGACTTGATTATGCAGATCCAGGCCAACGGATCGTTATCGGGCAATCCGTCGGTAGTCGGCCTGAATGCCGGGTTGATCATCACGGTGGGCAATACCGCCACCGGCAACAGCACCATTGCTCTCGATTCCGCTTCGGCCGCACCGGGTACAGCGGCTACGCTGGCGTTGAAGATCTATGACTTTGTCTATAACGCTGCACCCAGTCCGGGTGCCAGCTCGATGCCGGGTGACCCCTTTACCGATGTGCTCGTGCAATGGAACATGAACGTGCATAGGTACAACTTGCCGGGAGGGCTATAGAGTATGGCGATCTCCAGAGCACAATTGATGAAAGAGCTGGTCCCTGGCTTGAATGCCCTGTTTGGCCAGGAGTATAAAAGATACCCCGAAGAGCACCGCGACATTTACACCATCGAAAGCTCTGAGCGTAGCTTTGAGGAAGAGACAAAAATTACTGGCTTCGGGCCGGCCCAGATCAAACCGGAAGGGTCCGCAATCGCATATGACGAAGCTCAGGAAAGTTACACCGCTAGATACACGCACGAAACTATAGCTATTGGTTTCGCGGTCACCGAGGAGGCATTCGAGGATAACCTCTATGACTCACTCTCTTCACGTTACACCAAGGCTCTGGCGCGTTCCATGGCGCATACCAAGCAGGTCAAGGCAGCCTCGGTACTCAACAATGCCTTTGCCGCTACCGGCTTCAACGGCGGAGACGGCGTGCCTTTGTGCGCAATCAATCATCCGCTGGTGCTGGGCGGCGCGACTAACTCCAACACAACGGCCACGCCGGCAGATCTCAACGAGACTTCGCTGGAGAATGCCGCCGTGCAGATAGCCGGTTGGTTGGATGATCGCGGCCTGCTCATTGCTGCCAAGCCGCGCAAGCTGATCATACCTGCCGCGCAGATGTTCACCGCCACCCGCCTGCTGCGCAGTCAGTACAGGCCGGGGACCGCTGATAATGACATCAATGCCATTTACACGAATGGCACCATTCCCGAAGGTTATGCGGTGAATCACTGGATCGTTGATCCGAGGACTTGGTACATTGTCACCGACGTCCCGAATGGCTTGAAGCATTTCACGCGTGTAGCGCTGAAGACAAGTAACGATCCAGACTTTGATACCGGGAACCTTCGATTCCGCGCACGCGAGCGGTACTCGTTCGGCTGGAGTGACCCGCTGGGTATTTACGGAACTAAGGGGAGCTAGGGTGGCAGTCACTCTCACGCCGTTCAATACGGTTTCGCTGACGGCTAGCGTAGCTCAGCAGTTGGTGTCCGCGATCGGCGGGCACCATCAGTACTACATCATCAACCTAGGTACGGGCAACCTGTATATCAAGCAATCGGGCGCACCCACGGGCACCAGCGATGCGAATGCTCTGAAGATCCCGGCGTCCAACACAAACCTGATCCCGATTTACGTCTACAACGGAGCTACCGGGATCTGGGTGATGGCAGATGCGACCGGGGCTATCAGCGTGATGGACCAGGGCATCCATTGACTGGTACCATGGTTATGACATTTGGTGATTCCTTGGGTTGACTTGGAAACCCGTCCTTCTGGCAGGGGCGGGTTTTTTTATGCCCTGGATCGCGTGTTTTCGCCGTAGCGCACGTCGGCCCCGGTGATCTTTCCCTTGCCCATTTTGCCCTGCTCCAGGAAAAGCCGATTGAGCATGGCGGCTTTCCAGGCGCACCAGCTTCGCCGCCGCTCGCAGATCTGTTCACAGCGCTTACAGATGGAGATTGTCCATTCGCCCTGCTGCACCTCTTCGATGTCGTGGAAGCGGTGTTCGCCGCAGTGTTCGGTTTCGCCGTATCTCATATGGGTGGCTCCTCCGGTTCCGGTGCGGGCGGAGGTATTGCCGCCTGCCGCTCCTCACTGGCGATGCGGGCATGCTCTGCGGCGGTATCGCCGATGTGGCGGATGTTTTCAGCTTGGTCGGAAGTCAGGCTGCGCTGGCTCTCGGACTGCTCACTGATGCCGTGGCGGATGTTTTCGCCTTCGATTTTTGCCGAAGCGATGCGCTCCTGGGAGGCGATCTTGGCCTGATCGGCCTGACTCTTTTCGGCCAGTCGTGCGCCTTCAAGCTGATTTTTCGCCTGATCGCTCTGGGTTTTCTGCTGGACTTGTGTCTGCTTGAGTTGCAGCTCCGCCTGCTGCTGCTGCACCACCGGGTCTTGCTGCGCCTGCTGGTTCTGCTTGGCCTGGGCTTCGGCCTGATGTTGTTGATTGACTTTCTGCGCTGCCTGGGCTAGCAGGCTGGAGAGCTGATGCTCGACCTCGGGCGGCAGCTTGGAATCGAGCGGCGGCAGAGGCACGCCCAACTGTTGCTCGATCTCGTGCCGGTACTCATAGGCGAGGTGCTCGGCGATGTGGGCGGCGGCGGCCTGCTGGATGGACGGCGCAAGCGGATTCTGCTGGAGGGCCTGTTGCAGCTTGGGGTCTTGCGCGGCCATCTGATGCACCTGCAGGTGCGCCTGATGGTCCTGCCACTCATAGGCTTTGACGGGCTTACTTGTGAGCAATGCCATGTTTTCGGCCACCGGGTCTTGGGGATCGACCTGGGTCTTGTCCGGCACGATCTCGTTGGCGTTGTCGATGCCGAGCACTTCCATCATGGAGCGGTGCAACAACGGCAGGTTGTACAATTGCGGCGCTTGTGCACTCAATTGCAGGGCGCTTTGGTAGATCATCACCCGCTGCGCCATGGTTGATGCCGCCGGGTCAGAGATGGGCACGATCGAGAGTAACTGCGAGTAGTCACTGGCCTTGGCCGAGGGCGGCACGTGGTTGGCGGGCGGATACTCGTACTCGGCGGAAGTGTGGTCGCGGATGATTTCGGCGATGAGAGACAGCTCACGCCCAAGCGCGGTATGCAGGCGCGCATAGACGGCGGTGATGACCTCGGTGGCGCGCTCGATCAAGGCCAACATGGTTCCGACGGGGGCATTCTGGGTGGAAGTAGACAGGTCCAGATCACCGATGGAGGCGAAGCTCTTGCCTTCGTCCACCAGGAGCTTGAATAACTGGAACAGGACGTTCGACGGCTCCTTATAAGGTAGGGCGAACATGGAGTCGGCGATTTTGCCCGCCGGCACGTCCGCGTCTCTCCACTCGCCCGGATGAATCGGGTCGTCGTCTCCCTTGATCCTTAGCTGTCGGCTCTTCAGGCCGCCGGGTAAGTTTGCGAGCGTGCCCGCATCGACCAACTGCCGCAGCAGCGACGTGCAGCCTTTGCCGATGCCGCCGATCAAGTGGACCAAGCCCAGGCCGTACGCGCCCTTCCAGGGCACGTAGCGGTAGTGGCAGAAGCTGAGCACCTTGGAGTGCTGGTCGTCGCCCTCGCGCCAGTTGCGGTAGATCGACAGGACTTTGCTGGAGTCGTACTCCAGGGTGACGACGTAAGGAAACTGCTCGCCCTCGATTCCCAGGTTGACGTGCGATTCCCACAGGGTAACCAGATCGGGAGTGGTGTAGCTCGGCTGCAACCCGGACAGGCGCACCACCTTTTCCTCCACCTCGTCGATCTGGACCGGATTGCGGCCAAGGGGAAACTCCCGGTAAAAGCCCAGCTTCTGCAGGCTGAGCACGTCCACATAGCCCTTCTTCATTACGTGCGTGTACCGGGGGCAGGTCTCCAGGTTGGGAAAGCCATACGGCATCAAAAAATCGCTGGCTGGAACAAATTGCGCGGCGGGGCGATTCAACAATTTGTCGTAGTACACTTTCTTGAAAGCGCTCCCATCCAGAGGCAGGGCGAAGAGCATCTGCTCCATTTCGTCCCTGAATTCCGGCATCTTTTCGGTGAGCCAGTAGTTGATGTCGGTAGTGACGCGCTTGGCCTGCTGCAACTTCATCTCGTCGCCCGCGCCCACGATCTTGGCCTGGGCGGGGCCTTCGGGCGGAAACAGGCGGGTGATCGCTTTCGACTGGAAGCGCACGGCGGCTTCGAGGATCATCGGATGCACAACCCCGCAGGCACCGGGCCAGGGTTCGTTGCGGTCGTCGCTGCGGATGCCAAGCAGGTCCATGCCCTTCGTCAGGCCCTGTTCCCAGTCCTTGCGCGCGGTGCGGTCCTCCTCCACGGCGGTGCGCAGGTCGATCGAGATCTGCTGCAATGTCTGCTCGTCCAGGTGCTCGGCGAGGTTAGAGGCGAAGGGCAGCTCGGCCAGGGCGATTTCCTTTTGCGCCTGGGCAAAGACCACGTCGGCGGAGCCGTCGGCGTTCAGGCCGTCAGTGGGCAGGGCCAGCATGGCAGCGATACCGCTGGTGGGTAAGCCGTTATCGGGAGTGACCAGCGGGCGGTCGATCACGCAATAATTTTAAGCCATCGACGGGGCCTGCGGGTATGATTCTGTATTTGTAACGTTACATGCAGTTGCACTCAGAATTTATCCAAATCTTTCTTGCCAAATAATGACAAATTAGGTACTGTCCTCTATATGGAAATTTGGATAACCGCAGGACTGAGATAAACGCAATGGAAACTACCGCGCTCGAAAAACTGTATTCCACCCAGGAAGTGGCTCAGCAGCTTGGGCTGGGCATCGACTGGGTGCGCCGCGTCTTCCGCAAGCGCAAGGGTGTCGTCCGCATCGGCGGGCGCAACATGCGCATTCCGGAGAGTCTGCTGCTGGAGGTGATTCGCGAGTATGGCTACACAGGAAAAAGCACCAACGGGAACGATAGCAAGAAGCATCGAGGAGATCGAGCGCGCTCATGATCTGATGTTCGGCCTCATGCACCTGCTCGATCTGGGTTTAGGTGACGTGCCCGAGCATATACAGCGCCACCTTTCCGACTGCACCTCCGTGCCGTGCTGGCTGCTCGGGCACGAAGAGCGGCGCGGCCACAATCCCTGCTTTCAGAAAAACCTGGAGATGCTGGAGAAGCTGCTGGTGGCGGCCTGTAACTTGGTAGTGGGCGAGGATCTGGAAAAGGAACATCCTGCATTTGCCCGCGCCTTGCGCAATCTTCGTTCGCCCGAGCCGAAGAGCAAGGAGACGATCCAGTGAGTGACACCGACGACGTCGTCATTGGCAACGTCCGGCTGCCTTACCTGAAGCTCAAGTCCACGGCCTGCACGCGGTGTGGTGCCGAGATGATCAGTCTGGGCGGGCTGTGCAAGGGTTGCGTGATAGGCGACATCCGCAAGGAACTGCTGCGCCAGCAGTCCTCCATCCTGGTGGGGTTGCCGGACAGCTTCGAGATGCGGGTGGCGCGCGACAAGGGCAAGGCGCGGCACATCGCCATGATCGGCAGCCCGCGCCTTTCGCTATGCGGCATGGAGTTGACCGAAGCCAAAAAGAATCACACGTGGCACCCTATCAGCAAAATATCCGAAGTGCTGCTGTTGTGCCATGGCTGCAAGAGCGTGCTGGCGATGGCGCGCCGGGGAGGCTACCGATGATTGTGCTGGTTACGGTGATCGCGATGATTCTGGCGATCGCGTTGGTTCAGGCGGTGCGCGAGCGCGACCGCCACGAGCATGAGCGGGCGGCGTTCCGGCACATCACGGGCGCGCCCCGATGGTGGGGAGAGGAAGTGGAGAGATGGCGTCACGAAGATTATCCAGCGCGCAGGTAGCGCGGCTGGTTGAAGGTGCGGAACTGATCAGCCTCGCCACCGGCTTGGCGGTCAGCGAGATCGTGCGGGTCGTGCTTGACGAGCCGCCGGAATTGCAACAGGAGAAGTCTAACGATGCCAGCGCAGTTATTCAAACTGACCAAACCGCAAACGCCCGTCGAAAAGAAAACCAAAACGGTGGTAGATACCATCATGGTGACGCCCGAGATTCTGGAGAAGTGGAAGAGCCCGCCGTTCCAAAGGCCTATTCGCGAGAATGACAAGGTCCGGGCGCTGGCCGAGGAAATGAAGACCGACGGCGGCGTCTGGCCGGGGATCGTGACGCTCGGCATCTTCGAGGGCGAGTGCTACGTGGTGGACGGGCAGCATCGCAAGCAGGCCTTCCTGCTTTCCTCCCTGCCCGAAGGCTACACCGACGTGCGCACGCACTACTTCACCGCGATGGGCGACATGGGGGAGGAGTTCGTAAGGCTGAACTCGCAGTTGGTGCGGATGCGGCCCGACGATCTGCTGCGCGGCATGGAAGCCGCCATTGCCGGCCTGCGGCGCGTGCGCGAGGAGTGTCCGTTCGTGGGCTACGATCAGATCCGGCGCAGTCCCGCGACCCCCATGGTGGGGATGTCCAGCGTGATCCGCATTTGGCGCGCCTCGATGGGCGAGGTGCCGGTGGCGGGCTCGATCTCGGCCATGCAGATGGTGACCTCCATGACCGACACCGACTACGAGGAGATGATCGGTTTCCTGCAGGTGTGTTTGGCGGCGTGGGGGCGCGACCATGCTTATGCGCGCTTGTGGAGCGCGCTCAACATGTCGCTGTGCGCGTGGCTTTATCGCCGGCTGGTATTGCACCCGGAGATGACCAGCGCCCGCATTGGCCCGCTCACCAAGGAGCTGTATAAGAAGTGCCTGATGTCGGTCTCGGCGAGTTGCGATTACATTGACTGGCTGGTGGGGCGCAACACGGGCGAGCGCGACCGCGCGCCGGCCTATGCGCGGCTGAAGTCCATCATCGCCACCCGGCTGTGGCAGGAGGTGGGGAAGAAGCCCATACTGCCGCAACCGGCCTGGGCAGGGCGGTGACCATCGTCAAGGAGTGCCCCATGTGCGGGGCGGTGAATGTGGTGGAGAACGTGGACTTCGACCACTTCGCGGCGTGGCGTTCGGGCAAGCGCATTCAGAACGCGCTCCCAGAGCTGACCCCCTCCCAGCGGGAGATGCTGCTGACTGGTACCTGCGAGACCTGCTGGGACAAGATGTGGAAGGAAAGTGATGAGTGATGGCGCGACTTAGCCTAACCCGTCTTTACTTGCAGCATCTCCATCAGATGCTTATAGCTTTTGACTCGATATCAGCTGAAGAAGCCGCTGAATCTATTTGTGCGGCTCATCCTGCAATCTTCAGCACGGTTTCGCGGTCATACCTGATGCCCTACTTGCGGCGCTTGGCTGGAGATTTGCTGCGCAAATATTCATTTTATTCTTCGGACTGGCCGCTGCAATTACGATTACCGGAATTATACGGAATGGATTGGCTGATCTTTGGCGCAATCAGCTTCCTGGACGGGAAGCGCGCCCGCTGGTGCCTTTGTCGGAAAGCTTCGCGCACTCAGCTGGAAGGTCATTTGGCAATTCTTAAGGAAGAGGAGCGCGCCCTGGCAGTCTCTATGATGCGTTTCGAGATGTTCGTCCGCGAGTTGAATGCTGTGGCTGAATTCGCCAAACGGCCGGACATGGCCTGCGGTGATATCGTGCTATGGCTCGACCAGAACATTGCCGAATGGCGTAATCATTGGGCGCGATCCGATGATGATGCCGACGAGGTCCAGCCAGCCGTATTTGCGGCTCAATGCGAAATCATGGACGGTGGCGATTGGCAATGATGAATTTCGGCGGCGACACCTACGAGCCCGACCTCGACCATGACCGGCTGAAGGCGCAGCTTTACCGCGTCCTCGACCTCATGCGGGATCGGGAATGGCGGACGCTTTTTGAAATTGCCGGCGTCACCGGAGACCCACCCCAGTCCGTATCCGCACGCCTGCGGGACTTTCGCAAGGAGAAGTTCGGCTCGCACACGGTAAACCGGCGGCGGCGCGGGCCGGCGGAGCTTGGTCTGTTCGAGTATCAGTTGATCCTCAGAGGCCCGGTGGAAGACACGGGCCTGGGGGAACTGCTGGAGGAAGTGCTGGAGTAAATGCTGCGGACAATGGAAGAGCGCGCTGAACGGCAGGCCACCATGCGGGATCGGCTAGCCGCCGAAGAGGGGCAGCGTGACCTGCTAACTCTGGCGGAAGTGGCCAAAGAGTTGAACGTCAGCCGCTCCACGGCTTGGCGTTTGTTGAAGAACGAGATGGGCGTTAACCTGATCAGGACTCCCGGTTCCAAGCGCCCGATCATTCGCGTAGACCGCAGTGTGATCGGGCGCATTCTCCGCCGCACAGCCAACTAGCCTTGTCGTATTTGCCCGATATGGGTTTGGGCATCTTCCAGCGCTGCATCGGTAGCATCTTGAATCTCCGGAATCCAATTACTGTAATGTCTGCGCACAGTCTCCTCGGTGTCACCCAGGAGCCGAGCCACGGTTGTAATGGTAGTTCTGGGATTCTGGAACAGTAGACGCACGAAGGTGTGCCGGAAGCGGTGGTGGACCGGCTTCTGCTCCCAGGGGCCGGTCTGTTCCCACAGGTCTTCCAGCCGATTGCGCCAGCAGCAATAAACATCATGGGGCTTTCTGCCGGTGGGATCGCCAAAGATGTAGGGACCATGAATACGGGCACGATCACGAATCAGCTTCTGCAATTTTGCGTTCACCCGCAGGTGGACCCATCTGTTGTTCTTGAGTGCGCGCCACTTGATTCTGCCATGCTCATCCATGCGTGAAGCGTGGAAGGTCGCAATGTCCATAAAGCGAAGGCCGGTTGAATAGGAGAGTTCGATGAAGTCGGCCAGATCCTGCCCGTTGTACTTGCGTGCATATTCGCGGTATTCGCTGATGGCTACGACCTGCCTGCCATCTTTTTTCTTGGGCCACTGGCGCAGTTCCAGTCCGTATTTCCTGCAGCCTTCTATCATGCGTGCAAGCTCGGCATCGGAGAACGCGAGCCGTTCCACATTGCCCCCCAGGGCGGCACGCAAAGCCCGGTTAAGGCGTAGCCGGATACGCGCCGGGTTGGCGTCGATGATGCCGTCTTCGACCAGTTGCTCGAAGAACGGCTTGATGATGGAAAGCTTCGTGCGGCGCGTGCCGAGTTGAACATCCCAGCCGTTGGACATAATACGCACCAGCCGGGGCGTCCATTCCTCCACGTAACGGAGACCGTTATGCTCGGAAAATTCCGCGAGGCCGTCCTTGCCGAGGAGCACCTCGCGATATTTCTTCAGCGTGTTCTCGGCGGCCTGATTCGCCTTCTGGATGTCAAGGCATTCCTTGATTGCGTCACTGATAAGCAGCTTGCCCGAGGGCGCGGGTGGCGTGGGCGGTATGGGCGACGGCTCGGGTGGCGGCGTCAAATCCCAGGAACCAGCATCGATGTAGGGCTGGGCGATAGTGCGCGCTTCGTCCCAGGTAGTTCGCTTGGTGCTGATCCGGTTGAAGCGGCCACCCAGGGTGCCGCTCACAAAGATCGGACAGTGGCATTGTTTGAAATCGCGTTTGCGTTCCTCCGGTTCGGTGGTGAAGGAATCGACGGTACGCCCGCGTGTACAGCGACGTCCATGGCGACGGTTGAAAATGAGGTTGATGATCATTGCTAGCTCCTCTGGCTTTGCTGGTAATCCTGGCCTCGCTGATAATCCCTCAGGATTTTCACCGCTGCATGCATAGTTTGCTCAGCGGTGAGGCACATGGCAATAACGTCTTCGATTCCCGTCTTGGCGGCCAGCGCATAGCGCATTTGTAGCGGGGTGCGTATAGCGTCCCAGGAACCAGCTTCCATGCAAGGTTCGAGCATGGCCCGAGCCGCCTCCCAAGTGTTTTGTTTGGTCCCAATCCTATGGAAGCGGCCGTTCAAGGTACCGCTAGCGAAGATCGGGCAGGAACAAGACTTAAAGTCGCGCCTGAACTCGTCGGCCTCATAGGTAAAGGAATTCATCGATCGCTTCTGTTCGCAGCGGCGGCCATGACGGCGTTGGAGATGTATGGTGTTCATGGCCTGATTCTAACATCTATTACCCGAGTTTGCCCGAGCTGGCTGGTCAGAATGATTAAGCTATTGAAAACAAAATGGCGGAGAGAGAGGGATTCGAACTTTGCATTGCGTTTAAAGCAGTAATGTTATAGATGCGGTTAATTCCACCTGTACCATTCGTTGATTTGGTATCTCGGGTATTACCCGAATTTGCCCGAGGTGATAGAGTAGGGATATGAGTTTTGAGTTAATTGAAACGAAAGAATTTAAAGCGGCTCGCTACCAAGTAGTGCTGATTGAATGTGACCTTGATGGTTCGGACACCGATAGAGACTGGACTCTTGTGGTTTTCGATGGGATGTCTAGCGAGATTTTAATAACTTTCCGCGTGACTCCAAGCACGGCGAAGCGGCTTAATCGATACAGCCAGTATTTCCTCTATCCTCGCGACCATGAGGACTGGGAACTCGCTCGGAAGAAGCTTGAAGCTTTCACGCATAGCGAAGCCCGTACCAAGATGGAAGCTGATAAAAGCAAGAAGTTCGTATACTTGTCTTTTTTGACGACGGAAGAACGGCGTGAGGCCATCAGCCTTGTAAAGGACGATGCGGCAACAATCCAGTAAAACCAATCCTCCCGTCCCGATTCTTCGCGATACATCGCGACAGATCCAGCTTGCGCCGGTAGCGGGCCGGGGGTACGATGGACTCTGGATGAGCCTGGAGAGCTTAAAGGTGATCGCCGGTATTCTTGTCGCGGTAGTGGCAATCCTTGGCAGCCTTTATGGAATCGTGACTGTTCCGCTTCTGCGCGTCCTGAAAGCCGAAATGGGCGCACTACGGGCGGAGATTGCCGCCAGTGAATCCCGCTTGGAAATAAAAATCACCGCCCTTGAATCCCGCCTGGAAATAAAAATCACCGCCCTTGAATCCCGCCTGGAAAAGCAAATGATCGAAATGGAGACGAGGCTTAATCAGCGAATCGATACGCGGCTGGTGCATCGATGAAACGTCGTCGAGAAAGACTAATGGAAAAGATCACGCCTCCCGAGATAAACATCTATCAGTTCCTGCGCGATTGCTCCACTGAATGGAAATCGAACCGCGAGATTGCCAAAGCGCTGGCCATCCCCGGACGGACGGTCAGGGCTCACACGCGGAGATTTCATGAGATGGGGCTGGTGGAATGCATCAATGTTGCCTTCCCTGGGCATCTGTTCCGATTCTTTCCCGAAGGTGCCGCCAAGCACGAAGATTACGTGCGTACCCTGGACGAACTCTCTTCCGTCAGCGCTTCCCGCAACGACTCCAGTTCGACGTGATAGCCCGGCCCGCTGTACTTCTTCCCGAAGTTCAGTTCGTAATTCAGAAAGATCATCTGGTACTCCACGTCCAGCGGCATCCGGTCCAGCGCACACACCAGCGCCCAGGCGCGCTCGATCACTTCATCGTGTGGCATATAATGGATGCAATCTCGACTTGGAATCCGAAGCGAGGCGGCTCGTTTCTGTTTTCTCTCACATTACCGGGAGGCGGTCACGCTGGCCGCCTCTTGAAATCACCGGGCACACCAGGAACACATCGCACTACGATCTTTCATTACGCGCCTGACCGGGACATAGCCTGACTCGAATTCCTGTCGCAGATCCTTGAGGGCAGCGGGATGCGAATCCCGTTGTTCACTACGTAACGTGTGGCCGGTCATGTGTTCCCATTGTTCGGCCTCGGCATAAGCTTCCGGCTTGGTGCGCCAAAGAACCCACCACTCATAAAGCGTCTGAAAGAAGCAAGCCATGCAGTCCGTTCGTTCGGGGATTTGGACATCGTGGCACTCCAGATAGCGAAGCACGTCGCCAAGCTCCCAGTTCCAGCGCTGCAAGGGATAATCGCGACGAATAAAAAGATTATCGTAGTCCACGCCTTCGCGATCCGTCTCATCGGCCCGAATACCGACATATACGACGCACGGCGCATGCACCCAAATATATTGCTGGAAAGGCTCGATCTTGAGCATGCGCGTACACCAGCGCATGCGCCAGTTGGGTAGGGCGTTTTGCAGCCGGATCAACCCGCCCAGAGATTTTCCGTTGCTGACTGGCCGCAACGGCTTCCCCAACAGCCTCCCCAACTTCAGCCAGTGCTCGATCATCTCCGGTGGCTCATTTCCGGTTGGGGTGATGATCCACTCGTAATCGCGCGGCTCAACCTCCAGCAGACGTAAAGCCATCGCGGTGGAGTCTTTGCCGCCAGAAAGAGCGACGATATGATTCATGGCGTTGCGGCAAAGTTCTGTCACTAGACCGGGGCATCCGGCTCGGGCCGGTAAGCGCTCCACAGCGTGGCTTTCTTGCCACTTACTTCGCAGGTGCGGTAACCGACCTTGAACATAAGGCCCTCCTCCAGCAGATCGGGAAAGCGCTTATGCACGATCTCGTGAGCGATGCCGGTGTCGCGCGCAAATTCACGCCCGGTATAGTGATCGGACGGGTGGCGCTTCAGGGCCGCGCGCAGAGCCATCTCTTTCCGCGCCGAGCGCCTGCCTGTCTTGGTGTGCTCTTCCGCCGCCACGTGCGAGGTCCAGTCATCACTGTTGCGTGCGATCGGTTCGGTGTTGTGGAACTCCATTATTTCTCCTCTCTCAACCTGTGCAGAAAGACCGGGGTATGCTCCCCCACCCAGGCCCCGCAAGTGTTGAAATTCAAAAACTCCATCGCCTCCTCCGCGCTCATGCCGTCCCGCTTCATCGGCACTTCCACGCAGCGGTCGTAGTCGTAGCAGACTAGCGGCGTGCGCGTGGCGCGCTCCACGATGCCGATGATGGCATCGTCAAAACCATCGGCGGTCAGGCCCTCGGGGCACCATTCGGCAAGCTCCGCGCGAATCTCCTCGGTCATCGTCATCGTTTGTCCTTGTCGTTCATCAGGTAAGCGATCATCAACGTCAATGCGATCGCCAAGCCCAGCACGAGCGGGAGCAGCAGGTGGTCCACACTATTGGCTCCCTCTGTCGTACTCCACCGCCGCGCGGGCGTATACGAACGCGCTGGCCAGATACTTCAGCGCCTGATCACGGCTGGACCCGGACGGGCACTCCTGCATGATCTGGCGGGCGAGGGCGATCGCCGCATCCGCCATCTTTTCCGACAGCGGGCCGTGCTGCGTCAGCTTGTGCTCGATGTCGGCCAGCACCATCTTGTCCTGCGCGTCCAATCCCATCAGGTCCACTTGATCGCTGGCTTGCCCGCGTACATAAGCATCAGTTGCGCCGCGCCCGCCGTGGACGCGCCGGTCACGTTCAGGTAGATCTTGCCGCTCGCCGGCAACAGCGCGTTGACCAAGGTGTCGGTCTTGCCTACGCCGGGGATCGCCTGCGTGAGGATGTCGCTCATGCCGCCGGTCCCGCTGCCCAGCGCAATCGTGGGCGTGGTCCCGTTGTAAGCCACAGTCACTACCACGACGGCACGCCACAGCACACCGCCCTGCGGAAGCTGGATGGGGAAGTCGGTAACGTTGGTATTGTCCAGGTAGTACCGCAACAGCAACGGCACCTCGCCCGCAACCGATTGCTGCCGGGAAACGATCGGCTCGTTGAAATGCACGGCCTTGGTCGCGTACGGCGTTGTCGCCAGAGGTGGCGTAGGCAGGGACAACGGCGATACGTCCGGCGACTGCGGCTGTACCTGACTCGGCGGCGGTGCCGGCGGCTGGTGCACGGCGGGCGGCGCAGGCGCGGGCGCGGGATGCGCGGGCGGTGGTGCAGGCGGATGGTGTACCAGGGGCGGAGCAGGCGGTTTTGTCGTGGTAGCCATGGTCAAAGTATAATACCGCCTAAGTTATTTTGGGTTAAAGTAATACCAATCGTGGTGCGTTTTTACAGAACCACTTCCGAGCAGTTAACGTGTGTCTGGCAGGAAGTGCGCCGTGCTTGGCGAGGAGATGCCATCCGGCGGCACCACGAGCCGAACCTGATCGAGGTGCGTCACGCCGTTACGCTCGATCAGTGCGGCCTCTGGCTGGCCTGGGACGATGCGCCGCGCAATCGCGGCGAGTGGGGCGGCCCGCATTACTGCCTGGGCCTCATCGTCACCTGCCCGATCGGGGGCGCACTCTGGGTGGAGTTTGCAGCGGGACGCAACCTGCGCCGCTGGACCGACATGGTGGTGCGCCCCATCCAGAAGGAAGCGCGGCAACAGGAC